CTTCGCACGCAGCGGCCTGTTCTAGGGCTTTTTCCAGCTTATTGGGCCTTGACCCCATCTCGGACTTGATCGGGGCTTCTGCGCGTTTCTGGAGCTTCCATTCCTTGGCCTCCTCGTAATCCATCGGGCAACCGGCATCGAACCACTGGGTGGCGGTCTGGACGCTGACATGGAAATCAGCGGCCAGCTTGGTGGCGATGCTGTGCTTTGTCTCGGGTTTGGCGGATCGTTTGGGTTTCATAAGCGAGCCTACCAGTTGCTGGCCTCGACGACGAGTCGCCGGGCTTCCTCAAGGGAGTGGAAGTAGACCTCCTGCTCGCCGATATCGCGGTTGTATTCGGGCGGCTCGATGTGGTTGAGCGCCCAGCGGAGATAGTCGGCTAGGTCGGAGGCCATGCGGCAGGTGTGCGAGATGCCTGGGTGGTCCTGCCATTCGCGGCCGCAGGCTTGGCACCCGATGTATGGGTCGATAGGTTTTTTGGGGTGGTTCATATTATTGCTCCGCATAATCTATTTTGCGGATTTTGATGGTTGGAAATGACCCCTCCGAAAAATTACTCCTCCGCAAAACAATCCCCCCTTCTTAGGGGGATTTTGCGGAGGTAATTTTGCGGAGGTCATCCATGCTCCGCAGAATTGGAATATTGCGGAGGTTTTGCGGAGGTTTTGCGGAGGCAGGAAAAACATAGTCAGGCGGCGGCTTTCTGTGGTTGAGTGTTCTTGTCTAGGACCCGCTTGATGGTGTCGTGAGAGACCTTGTATTTGCTCATGGCGGCAGAATAAAAACCTCGGGTGTTGTCTGGCCAATTGGCGTGCATGGTCACGATCTCAAATTCTTGCACCTCGTTGAGTGCGGACGGCCTGCCGGACTTGCCCTGCGACTTGCCCTCTTCTTGGGTCTCCTCGGGGAGTTCTGCCGGTTCCCAATGCAATCCCTTGTCGGCATGCTTGATCACGATGTCTGTGGTTGGGTGGCCGTGGTTATCGACTACGGCGGCCCGATTGCCCCGCTTCGCCAGGAGAACCTTGAAGATTCCTTCGTGTTTAGTGGTTTGCAACACGCAGATCGCCCGCGCCCAGTTCGTTAGCTCACTTGAGCCGAGCCCGATGTAGGCATAGTCATTCGCATTCCAATGCGCCCGGCTCTTGCTGTCCGATTGGGGCTTGCCCGTGTGGTGACTCCACACCCATGCGAACCCATGCTCAAACGCCAACGGGTTGCAAAGCTCCCGCAGAAAGTGACTTGCCACCGCCTGCTGGGAAATATCGTCGCCGATGAAAGACAGCAACGGATCCCCATACACTAGGTCGAACGGCCCGTGCTTCGCAATCAGCTCGCGGATGACCTCGATGAACGCCTCACCCGTCTGAGCCGTCACCCGCGCCACGATCACATTCTCCCGCAGGATATCCACCGCCTCGCGTTGCGTCATCTTCGACTGCGCGACGACATACGACATCACGCCCTGGACAACCTCGGCCATATCCCCCATATCATTCTCCGCCTGCACGATCAGGCACCGCAGCCGCCGCTTCGGCTTCATGCCGAAAAACGGCATCCCCAGCGCCCAGGTCATCGCCTGCTGGAGAGTGTAGGAGGATTTGCCAATCCCGCTCTGCCCCAGCAGCAGCAGCTGCCCGCCACGGCACAGCCAGCGGTTCCCCACCAGCGTGCTCGAATCATCCTCCGCCTTGTAACTCCACAGCTCCTCAAAAGTATGCATCTCCACGCCCACCATCGAAGCCCGAGGCTTCGCCAGCGTCTTGAGCTCCTCCAGCGCCTCCGCCACAGGCATATCCCCCGAGGCCAACCGCTGACCGATCTTAGTCGCCTTGCGCTGCGCGGCCGCCGAGGCGATGTCAGCCAGGTATTCCGACACGACCGCGCCACCCGCCGGGTTGTAAGCCAGCGACGAGTCCGCCATCACCAAGCCATCCCGCCAGCACACCATGCCCGACTCCTGCGCCGTCCGCTCCGCCACCTTCAGCAAAAACGGATCCCGCTCGATGGCCTCGAGGATCGTCGTGCCCGTCGTGGCCTTCTTGGCATAGTGCAGCCGGTGCGCCGCGGCGTAGTAAACGCCATTCAGCACCGAGACAAAACTATCGGGGTCCACAATCGCCGACCTCGGCACGCCGGCGAATCCAGCCACACTAATATAGCCGACGACGGCGCTCTCTTTCTCAGGGTATTGCATTAAATAAGTTCTTCTATTAAAACGCGAAAAGCTCGCTCTGCGGTGGCAGGCACGACTCCGTTGCCGAGGAGGCGTAGCTCGTCGGTTCGATTGTCACAGGTGACGCACAACTCGGCATAACCCAGCCCACCGGCAGTCCCATCAGCGTCTCCACCCATCGAGGGTTGAGCTTGCCTGCCACTTGACTCCCAAGCCGTGGCCACATCGCTCCTGTCCGATCCACTTGATAGCCTACATGGTTCTTGCACTCTGGCGTTGCCCACGACTCTGGGCGGCTCCCATCCGTGCTGGGGTTGGCCGGGGCGGGAAGGCCATGCTTGCCCTTGTCGTATTTGTCCCGATTCACTTCTCCGCGAATCGCGGGGTGATTGCTTAAAGCTAATTGGCCATGATTGGCTTGATTGCCAATCTTGCCCGCTTCCTGCACCGTTGGGGTGGGCCAATTCACCTGTTCTTCCAAATCCACCGCAACAGCTAACTGATCCGCTCGACTCTTCCCATCCTTGCGCATTAAGTAATTGGGAGATGTTCCTTTGTAATCCCGCGCTGCTGTCGTAGGCCAATTCTTCTCCGCTACAGCCATTCCAAGGCTGTGACCTCGAGTCTGACCTACTGATGGCGGAACTGAATTGACAGAATCCTTCCAATCTCGTGCGTTGGTCGTAGGCCAAGATGAAGACCCGCTTGCGCTGGTGCGGTGCGCCGACTTCAGCCGCGCTGAATATTCCCCACGCCGCTTTGTAACCGATTGATTCCAGCTCTCCAATGACTTCTCGGAGTCCGAGGGAGATGTGTCCTTCGACATTCTCAAAGAAGCATAGTCGAGGTCGAATAACTCGTATTGATCTGGCGATGTGTGGCCAGAGGTGGCGAGGGTCTTCTGTGCCGAGTCGCTTTCCGGCTGCGGAAAATGGCTGGCAGGGGTAACCGGCCACAAGGAGGTCCACTCGGTCACGAAAGTCCTCGCATGGGAAGGTCTTAATATCCGTCCAGAGAGGTGCTGGGTCCAAGAGTCCCGCTTCCATTTTTGCAACCAAGTTCGCGCAGGCGAAGCCTTCGATCTCGCCATAAGCGATGACGCGCAGATTTGGGATTGCTCGTTTAAGTCCGAGATGAATCCCGCCGTATCCGGCGCACCACTCGATAGCTGTAAATTCTTTGGTAGTATCCACATTAATTTTCCTTCACATCCCCCGCATACACCGCCACAGCCAGCGCCGCCCACAGGTGGGAGCGCATGCCGTAGGTCGGGCCGGGGTTCTTCTTCGTGCCCTGCGGCCCCAGCCGGTCGATGAGCGCCTGCCGCACATTGGCATCCTTTGCCCTGGGCGAGTGGCAGAGGTGCAGCTTCGCATCGCGCCGGTAGACCAAGCGCGGCTCCACCCGAGCCACTTCCACGAACCGCCCGATCCAGACACAGGTCTCGAAGACCTCCTTGCCCACCGCCATGCCGTAGGAGGCGATCATCTCGCAGGCGCACTTGTCATATTCGCGGCCGATGAGGATTTGGCGGATCTCCGCATTCGGCAGGTGGTCGGCCTCAAGGATCCGGCGCCCGTCCCACAGGACAAACGCCGTCTCCGTCGTGCCAGGGTCGAGGGCAAGGATCGTCATACGAGGTCCGGCAGGTTGCGGCGCAGCGAGGCCCCAACCACCCAAGCCCGCACGGCCTCGATGGTCTTCTCATCCATGCCGGCAAAAGCTCCCGCCCCATGCTTGACAAGCGAGCGGCACTCTTGGTCCAGATCGTTCAGCACCAGCAAGGCATCCAGCCCCGACTGAGCGTAGCGCATCTCCGCCTCGTCCTGCGGCAGGTCGAATTCCAGTATCCCCCTCATGGTTAAAACGGAATGTCGTCCGAGGTTTTGGGCGTAGGTTTCGTTGGCGCCTTCACATCATCGCCCCGGTCGATCTTCGCCACCCGCTCGGCCAGCGCCTCGATCACCGTGGCATCCACCTCGTTCTTCGGAGCCATCTCCGCAGGGTTCAGCCACTTCACCTTGTGCCGAGTCTCCCCGTTGTATTCCTCGGAGTCCACGGTGATGCGTGCCATCTGCCCCGCAAAGCTCGCCGCCCCACTCGCCAAGGACTTGATGTCCCAGTTCTTGCCGAAGCAATCGTCCAGCGTCTGGATCGTCCTCCGCGCCGCGGCCTCCGTCAGGTAGCCCCTCCACACGATCTCGCGCCCCTCCTGCGAGCCCGCATCGGTCACAAGCAATGGAATGCGAATGAATTCGCTCCCGCTCCCCGACACCCCGATCCAGCCATTCCCCGGCGCCTTCACCTTGCAAAGGTAGCGGCCCGACTCGTTCACATATCTATTTTCGTTATCCATATATTAGTTTAGTTGTTTGGTTTGTTTTGTTTTCACTTGTCTGAGTTGTTTTGTCGTCGATCCGGTGCGCACATGCGCGTTCAGCGGTTCTTTGCCCAGTTGAGCCGCCCACTCGCGGTAGGCTTTGCCGGACATCTTTCCCCCGAGTGCCAGGATGATGGATTCCACCGGCGCATTCGTCTCCCTCGCCACCCACAGAATCCCCTCGACATCAAAGTATTCGCGGCCCTTCACCTCGGTGAGCTTCCAGCCATCCACCTCGCGGCCGTCCTCGAGCATCGCCTTGAGCGCCTCCAGAGCCGGTTCGGCGATGGCTTTTTCCACGGCCTTCCACTGCGCCACAAATTGCCCGAGCTTTTCCGGCGACTCCATCACCCGCTCCAGCATCGCCGACAGGGTAGGGGACTCCGCAGCGATCACGGCCAAGCCCTCCTCGACAGGCTTCACCACGGCAGGGCAGAAATCGTAATTCGCACACCACCCGCAGTATTCCGACGCCCGAGGCTCCGCTGCCGGATCATTCACCTCGGCAATAATGCGTTCCACAATCCCCTTCGCCTGCTCCAAGGTGAAGCGATAGCTCTTCACCACCTGATGGTCGCAGTAGAGCACATGCGCCGCATACTCCTGCTCAAAAGTCCTGTGCATCATCGCATAAGCGTAGGCCGCCAGCTGCTCCATGTAGTTCCGCAGCTGCCCCGTCTTCAGGTCCGCCACCCATCCCAACTTCTCGCACAGCGCATCCGCCGTCCCGATGTGGGCGATTCCCGGCGTATGCATCGCCAGATACTCCTCCCGCGCCTCGATGGTCCCCGTCCGCTTGTAGTCCTCCATGAGGGCGACCGCCCATTCCACCGCCGGGCGGTCCTCCGCCGGCAGCGCGTCGATCTTCGAGCGGTCGCCCTGCAACCCCAATCTAAAAGCCTCATCCATCACCGTCCCCCGCTGCGCCGCTGGCCCCGCATCGCCAGGCTTCGGTGTGTATTTCGGGCAAGCCGCCAGCTTCGGCAGCATGCTGTGTCTTATGTTAGATGTCATGATGTGTTTTGTTGATGTGTTTTGCGTAGTCTTTTCCTGTCAGCTTCCCTCGAGAGGCCAGCCACCGGTCACACGCCGCATTCACTTCCTCGCAGCTCGTCACCGAGAGGTAGGGAGGCAGCGCCCGGATATCGCTCGGCGAGTAGGTCTCAATCCGCAGCCTTCGTTTGAGCCACCCCTCGGGGGAGGTTTTGGTGTGAAACAAATCACCCACCTCCCCCAAAGCCTCCCGGCATGCCCTCTCAAGAGTCATCGTTACGCGGCCTTCGTTACGGCTTTTACGAAATCCTCCGGCCTCGCCGAGACTTGGTCCCGCAGCGCCGGCGGCATATCCCGCCAAGTCTGCCCCTCCGAGATTTTGCCCTTCGCCAAGAGCCAGGCATTCACCGCCTCCTCATGCGGCTCCAGGTAAGTCTCCAAAGGTTCCGCCGCCGCATAAGCCGCAGCCGCAGCCACCACCGGAGCCTTCACCCCCCCGAAAAGCGAGGAAATGCTCGCGTATTCGAGCGGCAACTCATCCGCCAGCTCCGAGCGAGTCTTGGCATCGTAAGCCGCCGCATGGGTTGTAAAGAGCACCCGCTCCTTGCCCCCGCGGCCCTTCGCCTTGCCAGATTCCGACTCCACGATGCGAGTCTTGAAGTTCAGAAAGAAAAGGTGATCCACCCATTCCTTCACCAGCGGCCCCGTCTGCTTGATGAGCTTGAGCTCATAGCGATCATAGGCTTGCACTTGATCCGGCGGCTCCACCCGCTTCACCTGAGCGTGGCCGATCAGCACCACATGGATCCCCGCATCGATGAGCCGGTCCAGATCGTTAAGAAAACGAGCCATCCGCTCCGAGGCCATCGTAAAGCCCTTGCCATACGGAATCTCCTCGAGCGACTTGATCTTCTTCTCCGCCTTCAGATCGTCGATGCACAGGCGCTCCGCCCAATCGATGGAATCCAGCACCACCGTCTTGTAGCCGTAGCTCCCCGAGGCCAGCTCCCGCACCACCTCCAGCAGCTCCGCCCAAGACCCGATCTCCTGCCGCGGCACATCCAGGTGCGCCGTCCCCTTCTCCACATCCAGAAAGACCGGCTGCGGCATTTTGGCGGCCAGCGTGGTTTTGCCCACGGATTCCACCCCATAAAAGCAGACCCGCTGGGCCCGCTGTAGTTTTCCTGTCGTTATGTTCAGTTTCATAATTTTAATCCTCAAAATCCTCCAAGTTGTTCGCATCCCACTCACGCCAACGGTCTTCCTTCTCCCGCAGCTTGCGGAGCCGAATCAGAATGTCCCGTTGCCCGAGGCAATAGCTGGCCCAGCAACTGCCCAGCGTCAGCACCGCCAACGAGATCGCCGCCCAGCCGCTCATCGAGCCCTCCCCCAGCTAGTGACCCACCAAGTGATGCCAGCCAATCCAAAGACCGGCCCGAAAGCGCAGGCAAACTCCCACGCGAACTGCAACTGGCGCACTATGACTTCGTGTTCCATATTATTTCTCCAGCACCACCCGAGTGGGGGTGCAGTTGTGTTCCCTAAAAAATTTCAGCCGCGCCTCCGCAGGGGTCGCCGCCAAGATGTAGTCGCCAAAAGGCCCGAAGAGCCCATTCGCCATGCAGTGCCAGAGTTTCATTCCTGCACCCCCCTCTCCACCGCCGCATCCAGCTCCGAGACCTTCAGCAGCGTCGAGCCCCCCAGCTTGTAAAATTTGATCACTCCCTCGCCCTTCAGCGCGTAAAGCGTCGCCACCGAGACCGACAGGTATTCTGCCGCCTCCTTGGGTTTCACATATCCCGGCTTCATTTCCTCGCCCCCCCTTTGGCTTTCGCTTTGGCTTCCCGCTCCGCCATGCGACCCACCGCTTGAGCCACCAGCCGACTGATTGGAGTTCCCCCCGCTTTGCTTTTCGTTTTGAGAAAGCCGTAGATTTCGTCCGGCATGCTCACCGAGATTTTTACAAATGCACCTTGCATGGGTGCTACTGAATAAAACTGGTGCTACTCGGTAAAGAAAAAAAATAAAACTGGGGTGATCATCTAATGAAAAAAACACTTGACACGCCCATAAACATTAGCTCGGCGGGCCAAAAAATATTTTTGCACTCGGTGGTATTTGGTGCTACCAGTGGGAATATGAAAACGAAAACCGGCGCCTCGAAAGTGAATATTTCGATGCCAAAAGAGCTCCACGACTATTTGAAAAAAATGGTCGAAGAGCACAACGCAAAACCAGAAAACGCCTTCTGCCCCACCGATTTTTCCAAGATGGTTCAGAAAGCCATCCGCACCATGATGGAAGAAGACCGCAGATCCAAGACAGGCCAAGCCATGCCCGACCATCCCCGCTGGATGATGAACGAGCCGGGAAACGCCACGCCCCAGGACAACTTGATCCGACCCTTCACCGAGACCTCCGGTGGTGGATCCTCAACTCCCGAGACCGCACGCTACCAGAAGGGTGGACGGCGCAAATCCACGACCTGACCACCCCGCTATGAAAAATGATTTTCTTTGGATCGCCGCAGGCATCGTCCTGCTTGTGTATTTGTTTTATCCCGTCGAAAAAAAAGAAGTCAGCATTGTCCAACAATACAGCCCAGCCATGAACGAATGGCACAATGTCATCTTGGTTTTTGGTTTTATGGACAACCAAGTAGAAGCCGAAAATGTCAAATCCGCTTTTGAAAAAATCGCCCCCGGCCGCGCCTACCGAGTCCATAAATTTCAAGCCAGCCAAGCAGAGCTCAAAAAATTTCAGGCACCCCAAAAATGAAAACATCATTCCACCACCTCGCCCTCGCGGCCCTGATTTTAAGCGGCTGCGCCACCCGCAGCACCATCGATGTCGAAGCCAGCAAACGCGAGTGGGAAGCCAAGTTCAGCGACCGCACCGTCCGCATTCACAGCGCCCCCAGCGGCGCCATGATCGATCTCAATGGCGATGTCGTCGGCGTCACCCCCTGCGTGCTCGAGCTCAAACGCTGCTACCGCGACAGCTGGCCCGCCAACGGCAACTATGTCCAGATCCTCCGAGCCCGCTGGCTCGACGGCACCGTGCAAGAGCAGCATTTCCATACCGTCGCCACGCCGCCCCAGCAAGTCGCCTACCTCCACCCCCACGCCCAAAGCCTGATGAACCGCCCCCAAATCAATTTTCAACAGGTCAACTGACACCCCAAAAAGATCACAAATCTGTGACAAAACTCAAAAACCAGCCAACCCACGGGACCGAAGTTTTCATCAACAATTTAGGTATAGATAAGTGCAAAAAATGGCAATAGTGACACTTCGGTGACACTTTGCACTTCAAAACCGTGGGTTCGAATCCCACCCTCTCCGCCATTTTGGAAGGTTTAAGAAAGGGATGGAAGATGGCTGGGGAGATAGGCTGGGAGCGGGTTTGCGGGCGTTTTATGATTTTGGAAAAAAATCAATGAATTTGCAAAAGTGTCACCGCATGTCACTATAAAGGCCGAAAGTGTCACTGATGAATATCTCTGTTTTATTGCCAGAATTTGATCGTCGCCGAGGCCGCTGGGTTATCGATGTTCCGAAGAGTTTGAATGGGGGGACGCGCCGGCGGATGTTTTTTTCGGACGAGAGCGAGGCGAATCTGGAGCATGCGAAATTGGTTTTTGCCTTGACTCACACGGGCAAGGTTCCGGCCAAGGCGGAGTCGGGGGAATCGGTGGCGCACTACATCGCGCAGTTCCTCGCCAAGAAGTCGGTGGAGGTGGAGCCGGTGACGCTGCGCCAGCTCAAGTGGGCTTTGGTCATGCTCTCGGAAAAGTATGGCAGGTTTCGCCCGCAGGATTTGGAGGCGGTGGAGGTGCGGCGTTGGGTGGACCGGCTGCCGCTCAAAACGCGGGGCCGATTCAATGTCTTTGCCGTGTGCCGGGATTTTTTTAATTCGCCGACGATGCGGTCCATCGTGCGGGACAATCCTTTTTCCGACGCGCCGCCGAAGAAGGACAAGGGGGCTCGGCTTGAGATTCTGACTCCGGCGCAGATGCGGAAGCTGATGGCGGCTGAGTGGCCGGAGTGGTTTCGGGTTTGGCTGGTGGCGGGAGGCTTTGCTGGGTTGCGGACGCGGGAGATTTTTGCGGTGAGCTTTTCGGCGTTTGATTGGGACTACGACGAGATCACGATCCGCACGGAGGATTCGAAGCAGGGCTGGGCGGCGCGGCCGCGGAACATCACGATCCAGCCGGCGTTCAAGCGGCACATGCCGGCGGGGGAGGGTTTGCTGGTGGAGGGGTGGAGCAAGAAAAAATGGGATCCTCTGGCGAAGGAGGCGTGCCGGTTGATTGGCGTGGAGCCCGTGGCTGGCAAGCTGCATTGGCCGACGAATTGCCTGCGCCATTCTTTTGCGAGCTACCACCTGGCGCAATTCCGCGATGCGGCGAAGACGGCCTTCGAGATGGGCCACGAAAGCCCCAAACTGCTTTACCAGACCTACGGAAACTGCGTCACCCGCCGCGAGGCGGAGCAGTGGTGGGGGTTATAAAAAAACGCCCCGGCTTTTGGCTCGGGGCGTTGGGTTGGATTAAAATATTTCTACCCGCGAAAAAGCTCCGCGAGGCGTTTCCAATCTTCCTCACCAGGCTCCCAATTTGGATCGGTGGTGCCTGTGGTGGTGATAAAGACGCGGTCGGTCTTAGGATCCGGGGCTAAGGATCGATCTCCGGCGCCCCAGTTCCGTTTGCGCACTGCTTCGGCGAAGGTCAACGGGGCTGACGGTTCGGTATTCTTCTTTTCCATAGATTGCAGAGGAGACATATCCTTCCTTTCTGTAAGAGACATTATCGATTGATTCAATTTGAGCAAGTGCTGTTTGCGCGTTGCCCATCCATATATCTGAGTTTTGCCCAAACTTCACCGGATCCAAATGGTCTGGCGTGTCATAGCGGGCAGAGATTTCTGGCACATACTGGGAGCGGAGCCCGAGCACATCGCCGCGTTCGTTTTTTGCTATAGTGAAGCCGTCGATGCCGTTTGCTTTGAATGCTTCGACGACGGCGTCGATTTCGGCGGGCTTGGCCGGTGATTTGAAACCAACCTCGACCATGGGCCGTGCGTTCGGATGGTCCGCATCGACAACGAGCGAGGTGAGCACATCGATCTGCCCGCGTCGGTCTGCGATGGCGAGGGCTTCTCGGATGGTTGGCTCAAGGTAGTTTTGCGAATCGATCTTGGCATCGCGCTGGACGCTGAATTCGACATCGAAAGTCGGCTCCAGCGTGCCCCCGTAGAGGCCGCTGGATTCGGTGATGCGGGAGACGGCGAGGTTGGGAACTTTTCTGACTGCGTTTCGGAAGCTGATGCGCTCGGCTTCCTGCACCTTGGGATCAAAATTTTCGGCGCTTGTGAATGTGGTGAGGCCGATCTGGTATCGGTCCAGGTTGAGCTTGCCGGCTTCTTTATCAAACGAGCTTTTCTCGGCGCCCACGGTGTTCGTCCAACCGTTCGTTTCCCAAACATCTTTTTCGGCAAACCACATGACGGCTTGCAGGTCGTCCGGGTTCATATTGAGCTGGCGTGCTACCTCGTCGTAAATGCGCTGGCCGAATTCAAAGTCGCCGCCATAGTTTCCGTCTTTGTCCACGGTGTATTTCACACCGGACTCCTGCTCTGGCAGGATGCGCCACTTTTTGATTTTGTTCGAGTAGAGCAGGCGGCGAAGGTTGCGTGCTGCCCACACATCGATGGTGGCTCGCAATGTCCGCCCAGTGAGGTTGCCTGCGAAGTTTGGAGTCTTTGGGCCCTTGGTCTGACTTAGCCAGATGCCGTATAGAGCATGCAGAACCTTTTGAGAGTTTGCGTTGTATTTTGCTCCGTTTTCACGAAGAGGGACATCTTTGAAGGTATTGATTGCCTTTCGATACTCATCATTGAGAACAAACATCGACTCGCGCTTGGTTGGGTTTTTCGCAAGCCATTCTGTCTTTAGTTGACCAGATTCTGCCTTTGTCTTGATGTCCATGACATGTGCGTCGAAGCGCTGCAAAAGGTCGTCGTATTTTCCAAGAGCAACTAATTTTAGAGCTTCAAGCCCTTGTTTGAAATTGGTGTCTACCGGAGTGCGGGCAGATGTCGCTCCGAGGAGTTGACCAAACACTTCGATGTTTGCGCCAAATGAACGCTGCAAGAAATCTCGCATGCGTCCATACCACCCCTTACCGGCGGCGAGGGCTGGAATGCCTAAAACTCTTTTGGCTTCTGGAAGGAGAAGCGCCACGCCTTGTTTTACTGCGGTGTTGTCGTCTTTACTGAGACCAGGTGCCTTGCGCAGTTCGTATTCTTTTTTTGCAAATACCACACCGCGAACTTGGTTGCCTTTTTCATCTAAAACAGGATTGCCGTCCGCATCTTCCAAAAGGTCGATTTTAGGCAAGCCTGCTTCATCAAGTCCTATTTCAAGCCTTGTTGCTTCTGGGTTATTTTTTGCAACTTCTGTGATGCGTTTTTGTGCATCTGTGATGGCCTGCCTGTCATCTCGGTTAAATAATTTTTTGAGATCAGACATCGGTGCCAGCAGATTGTTTTCCTTCGTGGCACGGGCAGTCGCTTTTTCAAGAGTCGGGTAGTCTGTGACTTTTTTTCCTTCGGCATTGATGACGCGAGATTTTCCGTTTGGACCAGGTATGACTTTGAAAATCTGAGGCACTTTGAAGCCTTGGTCCACGGGAGCATCTGTAGGCCCTGCCGCATCCGGCATGGCTTGGCCGGGGGTGGGTCTTGTTGTTCCTGATACAAAAATGTCATCTGGATTTTCTGTGAGCCAAAGTTTTTTGCCATTGATTTCCGTGACTTTTGGATTCCTTAAAAAGGCTTCGACTACTACAGGATTTGCGGGCTCGTTTGTTTTGCTTGCAGCGGCACGAAGGCGATCACCGAGGTCATTTGGAATCTTGTCTGCAATCTCGTCGAAATAGCTTCCCAAGCTCTCGATGTCGTCTACATAGCGAGAATTGAATTCTGGCAATTCGGCAGAGTCTGCAAACCCATCTACTTTTAAGCCATTGTCCATTCTGCCTGCGAGCTCTCGCATGACATCATTTGCGGTATCTACTGCGGACTGTGCGGAATCAATTTGATTGGAAGCGTAGCCTTTTGCCGACTCGACATTATCGGTGAAAGAAAAACCACCTCGAGACAGGCCCGAGTTTCTTGCCCTATATTTCAGATCAAATTTTTGGCCCTTAAAGTCAGGGCTGCCATGATAAACGGGGCCAACCAATCCCTGGCGCTTGGCTTCATCCGGCGTGATAGTTACATCCGGCATGGCTTGGCCTTTAGGCGTTGGTAGGTCTTTCGACAAGTCCGGCATGGGGGCTGGCTTGTCGGGCATGAAGTTGCGGTTGGCGCGGTCGTAGTCGAAGTGGAAGCCGGTGCGGCCGGTGCCTACGGCGGCGTCTACGCGGTCGAGGCGGAATTGTTTGA